GAATGAAATACAGGAGTTTTATCGTAATTGTCCTAAAGGTTATCATGTAGACCATATCATTCCTCTTAATGGTAAGAATGTATCTGGGTTACATACGATTGATAATCTGCAATACCTTTTGGCAACCGAAAATCTCCGTAAATACAATAAGTTTAATCTGCAATAAGGTGTCTTTGAAAATTTCTCTAAATATCAAATAACACCATGACAGAACTTCAAGAAAAAATAATTCAGTTATTGAAAGACAACGACGGAAGAATGGAAACTGAAAAGGTATGTAATCTACTAGGAATTACTATGAATGAAATTCCTTGGGGTTATAATATAGGATGGGCTAGATGCTTACAAGTAGGTGGAGTATATCATCTTATTTTATCTGGACAAAGGGCCGGTAGCTCAGTGGTAGAACAGCTGTCTTTTAAACAGCAGGTCGTGGGTTCGATCCCCACTCGGCCCTCCACTTTCAAAAGCAAATGAACGAAGATACAATAATAGCTATTACGGCAATCGTATTGATGGGTGGAGCATTGTATATTGGTAGTAGATTTCGAGATACTAAAGGTATGGACATCTTTAAAAAGATAATGTTCCCATTCACTTTACTAAAGAACAGTTTAGACCCAAACTGGTGGGCAAATAAAATAGGCAATAATGCGAACAAAAAAGCACATAGCAGTAAGCTAGCACAATGGTCGCGTAGTCTTATAGGATGGAAATGGTGGGCATATCAAATAGGTGCTGGCTTATTGTTTGTCATTGTAGCAGAATTTTTATTGAATTTAATAGGTCTTAGTATGTTGCCTTGGAAATGGTAAGTAATTTTTTTGTTGACATTTTGTTTTATTTCTGTTATAGTATACATATGAAATTCCAGAAGGAAGAAAAAAAATGGATGTGTTTAATATATACCAAGTAGTTTGGATAGTTGTTATTGGTCTTGTTCTTGTAATGATAATGTCTCACTCGAGCTCATAATGTCATCTACTCCCTCTAAGCAATCGAATCCTCTTTTATGGTACGGAAAATGGGCTAGTTCTATTTTCCTGATTATGGGAATGGTTCTTACAGCATACAATGTCTATCCACACAACTTGTTCTTTCATGTTGTTGGACTTGCAGGTTGGCTAACAGTTGCAATATTATGGAATGACCGTTCACTAATCATGCTAAATACTGTGGCTTTGGTGATATATGCAAATGGTATTATCGCATATATATTATAAGAGCCCCCACCCGCGAAAACTCAACGGAGTTTATTTGAACTTCCCTGTATGAATTGGAAAGACATAGAGGAGAGATTAATTCAGCGGCTCGGAGTGAATTATCACAACTATCCGAAGTGTGTGGATTGGAACATTAAGGTTATGGTATACCTAGATAAAAGTAGAAAAGAAAAGACTTTGCTATCGAAGACCCAAGAGAACTTAAAGATGGGAAGTACAATGGATATTGAAGCATGAAGTACGGCAATGATACGCTCGCTTTTACCTATAAGCTTAGCAAATCTATAGAGAAGAGCGGGAAAAAACTTTATTATCGCGTGGACAACATAATAAAAAATCATAAGATAAATTTTGCTTATGGTAGATGGTTGGCATTTATTGCCGCAGTTGTATCTCTTGCTATGCTAACTTCTGGAGAAGTATCAATACAATGGATTGGGTGGAGTATATCATGCGGTACCTGTTTAGCATGGGCGTACTTTGCAAGGCAAGATAAGGATACCCCTAGAATGCTAATGGAGACTTGCTTCTTTATCGCTGCTCTCTGGGGAGTGTATAATTGGATTGGTCAAAGCTAAAAATGACAATTGATATTCTCCAATTAAAAGTACGCATTTTATATCTAGAGAAAGAGTTGGAAAAATGGAAGAATGACTATCTTTTGTTGAAAGAAAAACTTAGACAAAATCCTTCCACCAGAGATAGTTTTGCTATCAAAGACCCAAGGGAACTTAAAGACGGGAAGTACGTTGATTATTAATTATGGAAGGTTTATTAATAGTACTGATAACTGGTTTTTTGATTTACAAACTTATTACCAGTCCAATTAAAGCTTTTCAGTTTATGTTGAAAGGTACATTCATTTTTGTATTGGGATGTGCTGTTTGGCTTGGATTTGTTTTTTTATTGTTATACACCCTATAAGAAAAGGAATAAATAATGAGTATCTATAAAGACCTCATCAAAGAGGAAGAAAGTAACGAAAAGAAAGTTAGTGGTGAGCCGTTCAAGACTGTGACAACGGAATACTTTGAGGTTTTCGATTCGCAGGATGATCGTATGATACGAGTGATTACGACAACTCGTATCTATAATTCGGGTTCTTCTAAAGGTGAGCCTGTTATTTCTACTACCTCTGAGTATCTATAACATGAATATTGGCGATACCGTGAAATACTATAACGCATACAAAGAAAAAGTATGCGGAGTTGTTACAGGAGTCTATTCTGATATGGACAGCTACGAGGATATGAGATTGGAGAACGGCGTTCCGTTGTACTATTCCAAGAAGCTTTCTCGTTTTGTTCCTGTCAAGGAAAAGAATATACCTTCTGTGTTTCTTACGGTGGAAATTGTCGGACAATCTAAAGAGTTTGTAACACTAAATGAATTACTCTAAAAAGAAGGAAACCATCTGGCATTTTACTTGCAATATATGCAAGGGCTGGTGGAGTATTGCAGAGGGCACCGAATGGAAACCGAATGGTCCGAAAAATCTCTACTGTCCTCACTGTGGAAAAAAGTGTGTTGATGATATCAAGACAAAGTATGAAGGGTATAACTATACAGAACTTCTCGGAGCTCTGGGTCCAAAAGATGAATAAAGAATAATATTATGATGGATGAATGGAAAGCATTCTACGAACTCAACTCTAATGACTTTATTGGGATATATGATGATGAAGAAAAACCCTTTAGTGTCGTAGATGTTATCACATGGTTTGAAAATAACTATAATACAACCAAATCTAAAGAGGCTGGACTATCTTATTTCAATCAGCATCGCCAAAGAATATGTACTTCAATGACTTTGGACTTTGGTCAAGACCATGAGCCAAATGATGTCATATATTATCTGATTGATAAAGCGAAAAATGAATATGTGAAAACTTATTCCTTTTTGGATAAATTAGATTGGAGACTTTCTCCCTTTTATAACATTCAAAGATATGACGGACCCGAAGAAGGGTTCTTCTCTTTACATAATGAGCATACTGGTATGTATCCTTATCGTATGCTTGCATGGATGGTTTATCTTAATGATGCTGAAAGTGGTACAAAGTTTCCTTATCAGGACAAGACGATTATACCCAAAACTGGACGCACTGTTATATGGCCTGCTGGTTGGACTCATCCTCATAAGGGAGTCACTCCAAACGATGGACTCAAGTATATTGCTACAGGATGGTTTTACTTTCTTCCAAAGGGGACACCGAAGTTTGATGGCCATCATCCAGACGAAAACAAACAGGAAATTGTAGTGTGAGTGCATTAAGTGATTTGATATATGGAAAGGATAATAAACCCTGGCCACATTTTACTGATAAGTATCCTGTCAAAGTAAAACAAATAACAGGATTGGATAACAATCAACTAGAAAGAGATATAAGAGAGGCCGGGGATTATCTTGGAGGTCGTACCGCAGCGAAATGTCTTATGACTCGTTGGGATATGCATACCGTCTATGAATCCTTTAGACTTGTTTCAGAAAAGGCTATAGAGATTGCAGATGCTTGTCCTCTTGCGACGAAAACGGACACTGATGGAAACCCATTGAAGGTTCCCCTGTATCTCAACGATACTTGGGGATTGATTTATACCAAAGGACAATCAGCAAAGGTGCATAATCATTGGCCATCTCTATGGTCATATACCTATTGCGTATCTGCTTGTGAAGAGTGTGCGCCTCTGGTGTTTCCCAATGCGAAAGAACCCCTGAGTGTGCCTCCAAAAACTTCTCAGATGATTGTGTTTCCAGCATGGATTAAACATAGGGTTCTAACACATGAATGTGAGCATGACCGTATTATGATTTCTGGTAATCTGAATAATGCTTCGTAATTTTGTAAGGGGATTTGAAAATGCATTATCTTCTGATATGTGTAAATCCTTGATTGAATGGTTTGAAAGTAATCCCGATGTAAAAACCAGAGCAGCGAATCGTGACACTCGTAATGATAAACAGTTATGGCTTCCAGAGGATTCAGAACTTTACAAGTCTCTACAAAAAGTAAAGTTTGAAATGCTGAATGAATATTTAAAAGAATTTCCTTATGCATATCGGGGAAACAAAAAACTTACTACATCAGAATCTAAGATACAACGCACAAATCCTATGGGTGGAGGCTTTCATAACTTTCATTCAGAGGTAAGTCATTGGGAGAACTGTGCCCGCGCTCTGGTATGGACTATCTATTTGAATGATATTCCAGAAGGAGAAGGTGAGACAGAATTTTTATACGAGAGAATTCGTATACAACCAAGTCAGGGATTGGGTTGTATATTTCCTTCTGCATGGATGTATCAGCATCGTGGTAATCCTGTACATACTCATTCTAAATATATTGCTACGGGATGGTATTGGTTTCCAGAAGAAAAGGCCTCCCCATGAGTTTACTAAAATCAGTTGTTTCTAACATTGAAAAAGAGAAATTGTTGGAAGAAAAGAAGAATCGACAATTAAGAACGAATCCAAATTCTATACAGTTTAATGTAAAGTTTCCTGTGGTACAAAAGGACTGTTCAAACAAAGACCTTCAAAAACGAATTGCACAAGCATGTCGGGATATTGGTGATGTACAAAAATCAATAACTAATGTACAAGGAAGCATGACTGGTTGGTATATGCATGAAGCAAATCCAGATTTTATGGAAGTATGTCGAACTGCCGCAGAGATTGCATATGAAAATTCTCCTAGACAGGGTGTTCCGTTAATGCCCTATGATTGTTGGGGTGCAATATATTCCAAAGGAGATTATACTAAGACTCATGAACATTGGCCAATGATATGGAGTTGGGTGTACAATGTGGAATGTTGTGAACATTGTTCACCATTGATCTTTGATGATTCTGATGGTATACATTCAATACAACCTAAAAGTGGTAATATGATTATGTTTCCTGGCTGGGTTAGACATTCTGTACCAAAACAAGAATGTGACCATGACCGTATCATTATATCAGGGAACCTTGGAATCAATCCATGGCAGGCAATCACTGGCATGGAATCCCGTGGCGCTGCTGGTATGAGTGAAGAATTCAAAAATATGGCTCAGTGGTTATATTAAAGCATAACTCAAACTTATAGTAATCCTTATAAATAGTCAAAAGACTGTTTAGAGGATTATTATGGCAGAACAAAGTTATTTTATGGGCCAAGATGGATTCATCTGGTTCGTTGGTGTTGTAGAAGATAGAAACGATCCTGAGCGTATTGGAAGGGTTCGGGTTCGTTGTCTTGGATTTCATACAGAAGATTTAATTTCACTTCCTACTGCTGATTTGCCGTGGGCCCATGTAATGCATCCTGTTACAGACCCATCCATGCAAGGAATGGGTAGTACTCCTTCTTTTCTTGTTGAAGGCAGTTGGGTGATTGGTTTCTTTAGAGATGCACAAGAAAAACAACAGCCTATTATTATAGGTTCTTTGCCGGGGAAACCTGTAGCCCTAGCGAATTATAGAAAAGGCTTCAATGATCCTCGAAGTCCTCTTGTTGATAAAGAATCAAAACAAGCACCTTATGCTGGTGCTCCTACATATGGACCCTACCCCGTAGGCGGTTTCGGTCCAAGCGAGGTTCGTTGGCGACCGCCGGAAGCTATGAAGTCTGGACATGAATTAGGTGAACCAGATACTAATCGTTTAGCACAAGGTCCAACATCAGAAACACATAATTCTCTTATCAATAGACGATTGAATCGATTGCGTGGTGATCCAACAATAGTTGATCCAACAGTTGGTGTAGATGATAACAGTACTGCAAAAAATGTAAAGGGTACTGGTATTCCCATGGCTACGAAACCTTATCTTAAACAAGTGGAAGATGGTGGCCAGGAAGAGAAACGTGACTATTGGGATGAGCCTCATCCAAAATCTATAACAAAAAATACAGAGGGGTATCTCTCTGGACAATATCCTTATAACCATGTACATGAAAGTGAATCTGGCCATATACATGAGATAGATGACTCTCCTGGCGGAGAAAGGTTATTTACTCAACATACTTCTGGAACATTTGAAGAGATACATCCTAAAGGAGATAAGGTTGTAAAGGTAGTCGGTGACAATTATGAAATTATTGCTGGTAAATCTAACATTGCAATATTTGGTGATGTAAACATAACAACTTCTGGAACAGTACGAGAGCTAATTAAGGGCGATTATCATTTAGAGGTAGAAGGTAATTATACTCAAAAGATACACAAGAACCATCGTGTCAAGATTGGTGCAGGCAAAGGTGGTGGAAATCGTGAAGAAGAAATAAGAGGCAATCATGCGTATCAGATCAATGGTGATGTAAAGAGTAATATTACTGGTGATATTGATATGACGATTGGAAAGTCTGCTCAACTGGAGGTCAATGATACGCTTTGGTTAGGTGCAGTCCATGCTATCAATATTCTTGCAATTGGGCCTGAAACTCAACATGGTGAGGTTTCTGGTGATATCACTATAGGTGCTAATAATAATTTAATCGCAGTCTCCAAATCAGGAATTACATCATTCAAGTCTGGTGATAAGTTAAATATAAAATCAGCTGCAACTATGCACATTAAATCAGAAACAACTATTGATATGGATGCAACAACGGAAGTCGATGTAGATTCTGCAACGATTAACTTGAACTAGGAGTAAAGATGCCAGCTGTACATAGACATGGAGATGCAAGAGTTTGTCTTGCAACTACAATTGTATCGGGACAAAGTACGGTATATGCTAATGGTCTATTAGTATCTGTTAATGGAGATGTTAATACTCATGGAGCTGGTGCATTAGTTGCTGGATCAAACAATGTGTTTGCTGAGGGAAAAGCAGTTGTTAATAATACACCAGACTCAGCAGCAATAGATACTTTGGGTCACGGGCCTGCTCTCACCAAAACTGCTGGTGGTTCTTCAGATGTGAATGTAGGAGACTGATATGGCTGATTATAAAGTTGCAAATTTGGATGGGGAAAGTGTAAAGTTTAATGCATCACAAAGGCAATTTGATATCATGATAGCTAATGCTATTGATGAATTAGAGGTTGATGCTTCAACACATAAATCTACTATGGATACTGATAATACCTCATTAGTGGCCAACAATAAAGCAATGATGACTGAATTATCAGCTCATCCACCATCAGCATCGCCTCCAGCAGCTGAAGTGTTACAAGCAGAAGTTGATTCAGAAAAAGAAACCCCTTCTGTTCAACTTGCAAATCCCAATGTTACTAGTGCAACAACCAATGCATCAAGTTCTTTTAATAATTTTTTTAGATCAGCATCTGAAACTAAAACGCTTCCTACAACGGATACTGGATCGTATACTGTAACTACAAACTCTACATCTATTACAGTAAGTGCTGGCAATTCAGCAATAACAGGCAAAGCTACTACACCAAAAGATGCGACAGTAGTTGTTGATGGAGAATCAGAAAAGAAAAATATTAGTGAGTTTGGATTTACTAATAGACCAACTATACAATATCAAGATTGTACTGAAGAAACCTATTTTATGGAGTTAGATCATTATGTAGTTGGTGGACATGAAATTAGGATGTACGGATTCATAGACCTTAGAGATATTGCCGTCACACCTAGATATCTAACAACCGGCCAGTTATATACGGAGAAAGAATTTGAAGCAGGATATGCTAGACGAAGAATTTATCCTCTTGGAGCAATAACACTCACACAGTTTCGTCGCGACGACTCAGTCGATAGAATAAAAAATAGAGATGTATATAAGGTCTTTGTGGGTGACGAAGATGGGCAGAAAATTATCGTTGTCCCTAAACCAAGACTTTTTAACTATACTGGTTGGTATAATGCGGCCACTGGATGCACAACATATTTCCAAATTTTATACAAATATAATAGCAAGTATGATCCAAACTAACAACAATGATCGCAGATAATTATGTGACATCTTATAAATAATAAGAACAGGAGTCTATAATGGCAACACCAACTGCACATACAGATGCACAAGGTCAAAATGATATTGCTCGTAATGTTCGACAGTATACAGATTTGGATTTGTTCTTTGGTAAAAAGGCAACATCTAAAGACATTAGTAAGGTAACTGATATTCAAGCAGTCAAGCGTTCTATTCGTAACCTTGTATTGA